AACTTGCATTGATGGTGGTATAATTATAATTAGTGTTACTCGACCTAAAATTGGCAACAGTTTGGAAAATTAAGGTGCGTCCGCTATAAGAACCAGTTCCATTGCAAATCCAAACGCGAGTACCATCGCAAACCATTCCTTTTATTGGAAATGCACGATTACTTGCTAATTTAACAATTGTTAAATTATCCATTGTTGCACCATATATTTTATATAAATTATTTGCGCTATCGTTTGCAGCACCATACCAATATCCATCATGATAACACATTGCTTTTACTGTAATTGAAGTAGAGGCGTTGACATTTGTTAACATTGGGACAATTGTTTCTGTTACAGGCTGAGACATAATAGAAATAGAATTACCATAAATTGTACTCATTAAAACACCTCATTATGATGGCAGGATAAGGGCTCTAAAACCAACATCCGAGTACGCATCAGAAACCCCGCCGTAGACCACGCAGAACAACCCATAATACTCGCTACGGCCATAGTAACCACCACAATACAGACACGGAAGACTAGAATTATAATCCCAGTAATCACAACTGCCTGTAGTAGAACTACCACCAGTAGTTGAATTAGGATAAATAGCCCAATCTGAAACAGCAAAACTAGCAATCCAGTTATTAGCAACAGGCGTACCAATCACAGTACCATTTTCAGTATCACTAAAATTATTAGGATTAAGTATTACAGACATACCACTAGAAGAATAATAACAGCCATCCATCCAATCAAATACATTATCCCATAGCCCTTCAATGTAACGATATTGAACACCAACGCCATAATCTGTACGATTGGCTTGCATAGTACCCGTATGGTATTGCATATTATCAGATGCACCAACATTTTCTGCACTTGAATTATTACCACAGCCATAACCAATTTTAACTTGAGAATTCCAATCAGCAAATTCAACAAGATACAACATCCAAATTGTTACTCTTGTAGCAAAGTCAAACTGCCATATATTAGAACCTAAACTATGAGCTGCTGTACGAGCGTCAGAACGAGTAATACTGACTTTAGGCATTTGACCAGTAGTTGACTTATTTGTTGAGCATGAGTGATAACGACCGACATAAACAACATCGCGTTCACCAAACCCATCTCCCCTATCCATATGAGAAGGCGAGGTATTAAAACCTTCATGCTTAGTCATGCTAATTTGTAAACCAGTCATTGTATTTGTACTATTAGTAATCCATTTATAATAAAATTTAGGAATAGATACTACTTCTCCTGCATCTGGGTGAGTAAAACGTTTCATCCCACACCAGGGCATGATGTCATCAAAAGGAGAAGAGCCCGTCCCGCCTGCAACTGCGGGCTGAGGATCTGCAAAGTTTTTAGCATCGTCTGTGCGAATACCCGCAGAAGAGGTTGCCATATTTGTAAAATCAACGCCATAAATTTTAGCAGATGGATTAGAAGAAGGTGTTAAAATAGGGTTGCCATAAATTACATTTGTACTTGCTGCCATTTAAATTTCCTCCTTTTATTGCGGGACTGCATTAGCTTTAAACCAAGTTAAAGTAGTATCATTAGGCTCTTCTGTAAATGTAACTAGACGATATTTTTCATCTACCCAGGTTTTTGAATTATTATCATATAGTCGTAGTGTACCGTCCGTAAACAAGTTTCCTTGAGCAAACCTAAAACCAGAGTGCGTGGTAGTTGTACTAATTTGATTAAAATAAAATGTACAAGTTAAACCTCCTCCACCAGGTACATTCGGAGTTTCATTAATTAACCAAGTGAGGTGAACTACTTTTTGTAATAGTTTCCCATTCTGCATATAGAACTTACCATCTTTTGATAAAAATTTAGCCATTTAGGAAATCACCTCCGTAGCATTTGACTGCAAAAAGGCTAATAAATCTCCCGAAGGAGCTATACTAAATGTTATTCTACGAAATCCTTCTGGCGTCCAGTTTGCGCCGCCTGAAGCTACATTATTATCAAAAAAGACATATCCATCAGAAAAAGTTAACTTATTAAAATTATAAGTGGTTCCATCTATAGTTACAGTAAATGGTTGAGAAAATGTTGCATAAGTAGTAGAATCAACTGTATCATTTATAATCCATATTTTGCTTACTGCTTGTACAACAATATTCCCATTTAAAGTGATTATTTTATTATTTAATTTTAATATACTCAAAGGATTGTCTCCTTTCTTTTTTTAGGTTTAGGGCGAATAAATCATTATTCGCCCTTTCGAGAGTCCATCCGCTCTCCTTTCCGGCCTGTCGGCCAGTTTGTTATTTATTTCTCGTCCGGGTACTGCTCCCGAATAGCAGCCTTTGCGTTGGCAATCAGCGCGGTCAGCTCGTTCGCCTTGCTGTTGCCCTCGGCCTGATACTCCTGCCACTTGCGATTCGCCTCGTCCACAGTGAGCATCGCGCCATCGTAGCTGATGACCTTGTCCGTCTCGTAGGCGCGTTCCCGCAGCTCCTCCGGGGCGTAGGGGATATATTCCCAGTGAATCCCCTCTGCCTCGCTATAAGACAAGACGGCGTGGGTATTGGGGTGGTCGACGCGGGCAGGGTATGTCTCCTGCTCAATGAGCTGGTCATAGCCGCTCTGCTGACCAAGCAGAACGGCCTTGTTGTCTTTAATTGTGTAGATGTACATTGTGTTACCTCCTTAGTCTGGGCGGAATGTGATTGTAGCAGAAGAATCTGTCGGGACCACGCAGTAAAGTTGGGTTGGAACCACGCTACACACACAGTTAAGAGTTTCGGGTGGGCGCAGCGCAGGCATATTCGCCAGTGAAGCATTTAACACAACTATACTATTTTTTATTGTGTTTATCACCCACGGAAACGTCTCTTTGGTGGGAGGCGCACCATACCCTATTAGTTGCCCTTCTGAGTCTATATACGATATGGCTTTATAATAAGCATCTGAAAGTTCTGGCGCATTTATTGTTAGCACCGCCGGTTCCACTCCACCACTCGCCACATCCACTGTCACATCTACCTTCTTCAATGCATCATACGGTGCATCGGGTGTGACTGATACAGTGCCGTTGGAGGTGATGGTGAGCGCCTTGGACTCTTGGACATTGCTGATACCGTCCACCGTCACAGCTACGCTCTTGATCGCGTCGTTCCCCTCGTCCGGTGTAATCGTTGTGGTTCCGTTTTCCGTGATGGTAACGGCCTTGCTGTCTTGCAGAGTGGGGACTGGGACGTTGACGTTGACCGTGACCTTGCGGAAGCCGTCGCTGTAATCAACGGCAGCTACGGAGGAGTCACCCATGTGGTCGACGATGAATTCCGGCTCTATTACGGTTGTCCCGTTTGTGGTAATTGTGGTTTCTTTCTCGGATAGGGAGGAAAGGGGGTTGTTATACTCGTATGTTTCGGAATCGGATGTAACGCTTTTGCTGAGCCACGCATAAACCTCCTTCGTTAGGTCTGTTCCGTTGACATAGTAGGCTAAGTGCGGGCTGTAAAAGTACATCACGGTTCGCGCAGCACCTCCATCAGCTATCCGCTGAATTTGATATTTCCCACCAGCGCGCCGGACCCACCGGGCGAGCTCGCATATCTCTGTCTCGCCGGTCAATACTGAACGCCCCCGCGCGTAGAGAATAAAGGCGCTTGGCGCGGATACATCGCCTCGGGCAATGATACCTAAACTAAAACAATAAAAGGGCGCGGATACATTGTCTACTGTCTCGTACCAGCCTCGGACTATAAAGGGCGCAGACCCTTCGATTGCATACGCGCTCGTACCAGCGGCGCTATCCTTGAAAAGGATAGACCTCGGCGGCGCCTCAATCACATCTGCAAACGTGTAATTATACGTTCCGACATAATTTCCAACATACTGCGTAGCACCGTTTGCCAACTCCGTCCCGAAGCGCAATTTGTCGGCAGTTATTCCGTCAAGCCCAGTAATGCTCACATCCACCTGCGAAAATCCGTCATAGCCCTCATCCGGCGTATAGGTTCCGGTGCCTGTGAGGGTCTTTTCCTGTAGCTTTGCAGCGGTGCCGGTAGCGGTACCCGTCACCTTTGCCCCGCCCACATACGCCGTCTTACCGCTGGCGATGTCAGCTGCCGTTGCATCGGCGTCGGAGGTGTTTACCAATGTCTCAATCTCACTTACAAATCCATCGGGATAAGCAATAGCATTTGTTTTACCAGTTTGTCCACGAATGGCATCTGCTACTAATTTGAGGTCAGTGTCATTAGTTAAGTATTCAGTTGCCATTAGAAACTCACCCCATTCGCATTTGCTACTGTAGTAGCTGCCCAAGCCCCATCAGCCACGCGCAGGAATTGACCATTGTCAGATGCAGTAACAGCGGGAAGAAGCCCGGAAAGTCCAGTTACCGTTGTATTAGAAAAATCCGTAACACCGTTAAACACTACATCCCCATTAAAAGTTGAACCACCATTAAAGGTTTTCTCTCCAGCAACCGTCTCATTGCCAGTTAATCCAACAGCTCCAACATCACTTGCTGTCAAACTAACTGCGCCCGTCTTGTTATTAACACTGCTCACAGGCGCGGTGCCCAGTTTACTATTTAACTGCTCTTGAATATTACTTGTTACGCCGCCTAAATAACTAAGTTCGGTAACGGTAACATCTGCTACAGCAACTTTACCGTTTGTGTCAGATATCAGCACACGGTCAGTAGCTAAATTCTCTGACGCAATGCTACTAGCTGCGCCAGTAATTTTATCTTGTTTATTTTCGTCAATAAATTTTAATTCATTAACTTTAGTTGTGCCATCACCAATCTTAATCTAATTGGTGTCACTATAAATAATAATTTCTCCTTGAAGAGGAATAAAATTTGTAGCTTTAGACCAATTTAAACTAGTGTCGCTCTTTTGTTTAACACGAGTATTATATTCTACCATTAATTTTCCTCCTTACAAAAATATTTACTTCTTTTTTTATTGTAAATTGCACTCATAACATTACTTATTAATAATAAACAGTATTATCATAAGTTACTTGCACAGTTAAATCTACGCTAGGTTTACCCCCCTTCGCTACTGCAGTAAACGTTCCGTCAACATTTTTAATTGCAAGATACCCTACATTATCAGCAACAAGCTGGTCGTAGATTTCTTCTGAAGGTTGAATGTTTACACGAGTTTTTGAAGTTGTGATACTCGAAATAGTTACTGTTTGAGTGTATGGATCAGAACCTGTCCAAGACGCAGCAGGAAGAGAAATAGACTTTGTATATGTAGGGTTAGGGAATTTAGCTTTATCATGAACCTCAAGTGTAGTTAAAGAATTATTTAACACTCCATCTGCTTCTTGTATAAATAGTTTGACATTGTAATAAGGATAAATAGTAGTGATGTTAGTATTTACATCATTCTCAACCTCAAAACCGGAAAACCAAAAGTTATAATTTCGATTAGATACTATGTAATAATCAGAAACGAAATTTAAATACATAATACAAGATTTATTTACTCCGCTTTTAACAGTCTGTAATTTTAATGCTATTGTTTTGTTACCTTCTTTATATGCATCTAAAATTTCCTGTGCATTTATAACATTATAAGATGCTGTAGAACCTTCCTGTGTGTATTTCACCCAAACAATTTCCTGCGGCAAATCAACTAACTCTACTTCTGTTTCATCTGCGGCGGTGATGTTGCCTGCGCCATCGCCTTTAAGAATACCGTTTGCAGTAATTTTGGACTGAGCATTAATGTCAGAGGGAGTCAAGGTGATATTAGAAGAAAGTGGTTTGTTGTTAATTGTTAAATTACTTGGTACTAAACTAGATTCTTTATATAACCATTTTTCTGCGGTTGCAGTAACTCTACAAGTAAAACGCTTTTCCTCGTGATCATTTAAATATATAAAGTAAAGCATTTTTACTGAGCCTGACCGATATGTTGACATTAAAGAATAAATCTCTTTATTTGTGCCATCATCAACGCTGTATTTTGCTTGTACCATATATCCATTATTATAAGCTTCAATTATTTCAGAGTAAGTTTTATCTGCTGAATAAAGATTATCAGTGGTATTCTGTGTGACAGTAACCCAAAAAACAGGCTTATCCGCAGCAATGATGCCAGTGCCGTCACCTTTTAAAAATCCATTTGCAGTAATCTTCGCTTGCTTGCCATCCAATGCACTTTGCGTAGCAGTACTAATCGGCTTGTTTGCATCACTTGTATTATCTACATTACTAAGCCCGACATCACTCTTTGCAAGAGTCACCGCACCAGTCTTACCCGCGACGCTGATCACCGTATTCTTTTGAGCGCCAGATTCAATTCCATTAAGTTTAGTTTTTTCGTCAGAAGTATAATCATTTGTGGATAAGCCCTTACCTGTTGCTTTATCTACCTTGTTATCAACAGCCGATTGTAAGGCAAGAATGCCAGAGGAACCAGGAAAACTAATACGCTTATAATCTCCATCCGTTCCTTTTGATCCAAGATCAATATACAGTTGGGCGCCCTTTTCAGGCTGCTCCCATACCATTGCTCCTGGAGTCTCTGAAGAGCGGAACTTTAGTCGAGTGGTTCCTTCTTCTTGCTCAAACCGAAGCATCGTTCCAGAGTTTTCGCCTTCTTTACCAATAACTACAGCACCACCATTTGAAGACCTAATTTTAATGGTCGCTTGCTCAGTCCTATTAACATTCTCAGGTGCATTGAATATTTTTTCACCAGAAATGGTTTCATCTCCAGTTTTGTGTACAAGATTAGTCTCATCGGGAGCCTATCCTGTTAAAATACATTTAACTGCCATTGCGATCTCCTTTCTAAATAAAAAAAATTAGGGAAGGACATATTCATCCTTCCCTAATCAAAACTTTTCAATTAGAGAATATCTTATCCTCTAGTATATTTAAAAAATCTCTTATATTAATTATCTTATTTTGTCCAAAAATTTTTTTATTGATGATCAGTCACAACAATATTTAAATCTGCACTAGGTTTTTTCTTAGCAGTTACTGTAAGAGTTTTATTCTCTACAACCGCCTCAATAGATTCCAGTAATGCAAAATCTGTCGAACTTGCACCTACCGCAGGACTAATTATAGGTGGCACATTACCCCCCTGCCCGCACACCAATGAGCCAAGAACAATGCTTTGCTTTTGCTTACCCTCTATCTCAACCCAATTAGTAAGAGGAAGAGATACTATCATAGCAACCGCTTTATCAATACCTAAATTGGTACGCGCGGTCTTGGCATCCCTAGCTCCAGTGCCGCCATTCGCAAGACCAATCGTTTCATCTTTTGTTAAAATATTTTCGGCGGTCAGTTCTTCGTCGCCATTTTTCAGCGCCACCGCAACGTCAGCTTCTTCCGCATTTAAACAAATTCGTTCATTTGCCGTATCTACAAACATTTTACCATTATCAGTTAAAAAATAATTCCAACCCTCTGTGATAGGCATTACTTTATTTAATTCTGTCTCAGTTCCATGAAATTGTTTAAAAAGTGCCATTTACTCAATTCCCTCCAATCCCACTAATTTTACCAATGGTCAAGGCGTTCTCTAGCACTGCAAGTCTAGCCTCAAGCGCATTAACATATTCCGCGCTATAAACCTTAGAACTAGCTGTCGCATCTTCTACTTTAGTATTAACGATCGTACCACCCATGCCACCAGAAAGTTGCACTCTTTGCCAGGCCGCATTAACTTTAAAATACCAGTATGAAACTGCATCGTTCTCTGCTTTTTCATAAGTAACCGCAATCAATTCACCAGCTTGCGGATCTTGGCCTCGCGACGTCAGTTCAGCGCCAACCGCACTTAAAGTATCTTCAGGCACTTGTTCTATTGTTATCGTCTCAGTAGCAATAATATTTAAAGGATTACCAACTTCACCCTGCGGACCTCGGATATTAACGGTAGTCGGATTAGCCAACTCCCCACCGCTATTATTATTCCAACTTAAATCACCATTACTAGCAACAGTAGGTAAGAAATAATAACCTCTTGGACCTTGCGGGCCGCGCTTGCCCACTAGGTTATGGAAAGATAAACTATACTTCGCGTGCTGAGGATCGGTCGTGCCTGGAATAATTTCTGCACTCGGAGTAGCAGTTTCACTACTACCATTATCAACCGTAACTCCAGTAATCTCAACAGTACCGCCATCACCCTTTGGCCCTTTAATATTCACGGCCGTAGGGCTATCTAATCCACCATTATTGGTCCAGCTTAAATCTCCATCAATTGAGACAGTGGGGGTAAAATAATAACCAGTATCACCTTTTACACCCTACTTGCCCACAAGATGACTAAAAGCTAGTGCAAAAGTTCTGTTTTCTGGAGTGCCATCCGCAGTAACCACGCATACTGGATTGCCAGTCTCTACGGTCGTATTATCCACCGCCGCAGTCACCGCAGAAATAACACCAGGATTACCTTTTAAGTTTTTAAATTCAAAACTAATATCCGCATTACTCTTATCTCCAGTAAGCGTTGCAGTTACTTGCGGGGTTCCCACATTTTCGTCGACCGCCGCAACGACACTCTTAATCGTACCAGTTGAACCTTTAGAACCATTTTTAATAGTAATAGGTCCAACTTTAGTGTTATCACTCTTAACAAACGTAATAGAATTTGTACCACCATCCTCATCTGAGGTAGTTTCCTCTACACTTGTTATATCTACACCATTTTTAATGTTGTAGCTTTCAGTACCCGTAGTACCATCAGAATACTTTACTTTAAAAGTATTATTTCCACCACTTTCTGTAGAAGGAGTGTAATCAATTCCCGCAAAACTTATGCCAGTATCACCTTTTGGGCCTTTAATACTTTTTTTCTCAGGAGGAGATAGGTTACCGTCATTGGTCCAACTAATTTCGCCTGCATCAGAAACAGAGGGTGTAAATGTTACACCACGAGGAATTTGTACTTGGAAAGATAGCTCATTTCCCAATGTGCCTCCATATACAGGAATTACGCTAGGTGAATTGATAGGAGATACTTGAGTTGCAGTATTAGCATTACCCGCTTTTAAACTAGCAGGCATCTTTAATCCCACTTTAGGGTTAGCAAGAGTTGAAGAATCTATTACTAATTGCGGCGCGGACCCGAACGGAAGGCTAGCTTCTGCCTCGCCCGCACCAAATAAAGGATAGCTACTTGCAATACTGCAAATTAAAGTGTACACATATCCATTATTCCATTCTTTCTTCCATAAGGTAGCGTTATAAGATTTTTCACCATCTTTTTGTCTATTGGTAGAAAACTCTGGTGTATTAGGATCACCATATGATACTAGTACATAGTCCCCCGCATACACGCCACTCGCATCACCAGCCGCAATATCAGCATCTAAACTAGCTTTACTATCAAAAATCTTCGCAATAGTAAAATCTTTGCCAGCGGGGCCGCCATAGAAGGAAAGCATACTCATACACTCACCTCACTTATTATAAATAAAGTCAATAATCACGTTTTGTAATTCTTGACCCGTCACAAATTTAATTTTTTCAATAATAATATCATCATCAAGTTCATAAATCCCAGTATTACCTACTTGAATATTTCTGCCATCAATAATCATCTTAGTATGCGGCGGAGCTTGCACACCAAGTTTAGTGACCTGCGCATTACGATAAGAAACGCTATCCGCAAACTGGCTAAACAAATCACTTGTCATGTCTAGGTCACCGGTTCCCGCAACTACCGTGCCATTTTTATTAGTAGAAACTTCTGAACTTCTATTATGATAATCTTGTAAACGATATACAATTTGTCCTATCTGCATATCTTAACCTCCTTATACTCTTGTTAAAGCTTCTGTCAAAGTAATTGACATTGTGCCATTATATGTTAAAGGTAATGAATATTGTGTTATTACATAATTTCCTTGAATACCATTCTCACGGTTTTCAAGATAAATCATGTTATTAGGTTCATACCAATATCTTGGTAAACAAGAGATAGAAATCGTGGTATTATACACGAGGTATTGATACAACAGATTTCTAATCTCATCAAATGCAGACGAACCTGTTGAGCTATGCACAAAACTAGATTCCACTTGCGGCGAGAGCTAAAACCAATAATTAGTTTCATTTGCCGCACAGTATGCTCGCACTTGAGCATCTGCATCGTTAGTCTCATGTTCTTGTTCCCAAATAAGACCATCATCTGAGAGAGTAAACACGTATTCATTTTTATGATCAACTCTTGTGTCCTGGCCAAGTGCAATAAATCCATTATTTCCATATTGTACAATCATATCTTGCGATAGCCCCTTTAGTGGAACTTTTGTCCAAGTCTCACATTTATCGTCAGAATAAAGACAAAATTTTCCTGGCCGATCAAATATAACAACTCTATTATCTGAAAAACCAATACTGCCTTTCTCTACTATACCCTCTTCAAGTTCTTGTTTTAAATCTTTAACCGTCCAATCAATGCCATTGTCAGAAAACATCAGTCCCCTTGTATCATCTGGTGTCATAGCAATAAATTGTTTTCCAGTAAAAACAACAAACAGCGGAAGCAATGAATTTGGCACATATTCTACGGTCCAGTTTAACCCATCCTCAGACCAGGCGACGTATGGCTCAACCGTGTTTACTAATACAAAAATTCCATTGCCATAAGCAACAGCATTCCAACCATACCAGCTGTCGTTGGCTTTTGGCATATCATAATATGTCCAATTTTTTCCATCTTTGGAATAGTAATAAGCTGAATTGTTCTCTTCAACACCTATAAAAGCACCATTTCCATAAGCCAATGATAGACACTTTATTCCGCTATCAATCTCTTGCCAATTTACGCCATCTTCTGAGTACAATTCACCACGAAAATCACGTTCTGTAATAATATATTTTCCATTAGCATAGCACGCAGCGGACCAGGGTCTAGAAGTGGGTAAATCAATATAGCTCCATTCAATGCCATTTTCTGTAATAGCTAAACGATCAAAACCAACAAAATAATATTTACTACCATCATACATAGTTTGTAATACAAAATCAAAAGGAGAACCAAGGCAGTTAATTTCCATTATAGGTATATCAGAAATCTCTAGCAAATCAGCTACTTCTTGATAGTCTGGAATAAAAACAATGGGTGGAATCTGTTTAGTAAACAAAACGTTAATATTATCATCATTTACCACTTTCGTGCGGCGACCGATCTACGACACCGCGTATTTACCCACTGCGCTTGTGGTGTCAATGAAATCTAACCAAAATACTAAATCCGCGGGGCTATCTTTTACTGCGGGATTCCAGTGATTATACTCTGAGTAATCTGGATAAACCCAATCTGCATTATCTGGATTATACAAAGTTCGCCAAAATGTTAGCATTTCCGCATCATATGCTTCAGTAGCTTGTGCTTGCACTTGACGCTCCAGCGCGTTGCGATAGATCTCTTCGCGCCACTCTTCGCAAGGGCTTGCCGTAAGTTCTTTGGCACCATCGGGTTTAGTATTACCATCAGTATATAAATAATTAATTATGTCACCCGCATCGTCAACTACTGACCACATATACTTTTTACACTTGTTGAGCACAGGTTTTTCATCAATTACCAAACGATAATGAATATCTACACCGTTAGAGTTTTTACCCCAGACAACAAAATCATTTTTAATATCTTCATATCTAGGACTGCGCGTCAGCGATACTACGGTGTCAGAATTCTTAATCTTATAAGCCGCGTCAGTAGAATATGATTGAATATAATCTTGCGGGGCAAGGTAAGCGAGAGGGCTAACCGTATTTAGATAATTTTTCTTTTCTTGAAAGATGAAACGTCCATCTAAATCAAAAAAATATTCATAATTACCTAAAACTTGACAAATTTTATCAAGTAAATTAACTACTGTACTACCAGCCGCAAGCACTAATTCCCCTGGATAAGTAAAAGCCGTAAACTCATATCCCACATCTTGCCCATAAGTGTATTTCTTGGTGTGAACCGCATCCTCCGCATAGGCAAATGATGCATAGTTTTCCGCAAAATAAATAGGCTTGCCGCCAATATATTTAATAAGCACCTTAGCAACTTTCTCTAAGTCGTTAATCACAATATCATGTAGAGGAATTTCTCCATAATGATTAACTGACTCTTGAATAATCTGATAAATCGTCGGGTAATCTATTTTATAGTTCCCGTCGCCTAGATCTTCAAATATCTCGTGAAATGTAACTGCGGTAGGCAACGTACCACCCGCGGTTCCGTCTAAAAGCGCCATCTTATCTTTGCCAGAAATATTGATCGTCCAGCCAGATGTGGACTGATTTATGCTAGCACTTGATATTACATAAAACCCACATTTAAACCAAACAATGTCTCCATACTTTTGATAATCCGCAAAACTATTCTTGCGTCCAATATAAACTTTTACTTTCTTATTAATCGCAATTTCATTATCTAGGCTCTCAATATTTGCAGTTTCAGGTTTTGCCACCATAGATAGAGATAGAGTGCGGCGAACCGCAGACGCGCCATTCGCCTGAATTGATCCGCCTGACACTCTACCCTCTATGGAGGAAAGGGGTTTTTCATCAAAAGTATATGTAACGATTTTCGCGTATGTTGTTTGTATTTTTTCATTTATGAGTTTTTCAAGGAAAGCATTATCATACATTTTAATTACCTCCCTGAACAATTCGCCGCACTAAACGAATCTTATAATTTATAAGCAAAGGTTTATCATTTACAAGAATAATCTCACTCAATTTATCCTCAATTGGTTGTAACCGATATTGCGCTGTGCTGCCAATATAAACGCTACTGCCATCGACCTCAAGCACAACACCCTCAGCATTTTGTAAACCAATAGTCTCAATACCATCAACCGCAAAGGACATTTTCCCACCGGCGGTAATATAGCTACCATCAGATTGCTTGGTTAGAGCTACTCCATTATTATAAGTGTCTGCGGCACGCTGCATAGCATCCGCCGCAATCATCTCAGTAATACTCTGGTTTTCACCACCGCCAGCCACGTGATTAATCTGGCCCCAATCACGATCAATATACTGAGTACGAATAACCGCTTCTGTAACTTCCTCTAAAATACGTTCAACGGAATAATCAAGCTGAATTGTAGCTGTAGACTTTAATTTAATAGAGGTAATACCACTATCCTCTAATCCAGCGATAGTATACTCTTTGCCACTTGCCACATTAATTTCTGTGCCATTGAGTAAGAAGGTTACAATATCAGGGGTATTAGAGTCATTAGCTAGCTTAAGAGTTCTTAGGGTAGTTACTTTATACTTATAGCCATTAATTTCCGTCTCTTGTTGTTCACGAATTTTATCAAACAATTCAACAGTAGAATCAAAAGTACCTACAATCTGACCACGGGAAGCTTGCGCTTCTACCTTGGATACATCTTGCCACTCGCTTGATCGTAGAATACCTAGATCTTTTAAATTAGATAAGGTATTTTCAGCTACCTCATAAGCGGTAGTAGAAAAACTATAAATCATGCGGTTGAGGCTTTGCCGCGGTGATAAGGTAGCTCCTGTGAGGGCAATAATAATATTCTTGTCTGCCTCGGTAGGAGTCTTGAATAATTTATATTTTTTATCATTTAAGAAAGTTTCTACCTTATGCCTAAATTCACGCTCAATCTGCACAGCTTCTGCGGTAGGATTAGTAGATAAAATCTCAAAATCCTTCTCCATGAATAAATTTTCTTCATCCATGTAGGCTGAAACTAATGCGGATAAGGGAAATTCAGCATAATAGGCATGACCGTTATAAGCAATAGTAGGATAAACTGAACCTATTGTATCAAGCTTACCTACAAGTTGAGTGTGTTTAAAACTACTTAATGAATTATTAAAGTTTAATTTAATTTGAGTCCCCTTACCGCAAAGATACGAATACTCAAAATTCACACTATGCGGGGACTGGTCTTGCGGCAATAGTAACTCACTCCGCGCGTTATTAGTTTGCTTGCGCTGAACCGCATACTTGTACCGCTTGCCGCACTCAATATAATAATCAGTAAATACTAACTCATCTGTTAATTGTTTACCAACATACGTCAGATAGGCAACATCATCCCAAATTTGATAATCGGTATCTTCATCAGAACGAATAATTACATAATTACCGTTTAATTCTTCTGTTGATGTTAGCCGCACTTGAATCATAGCATTTTCAATACAGGCTATAGATGTACTATCTACATCAATAGAAAGGTTGGTTAATTCACCAACCGTGCTTGAGATAACCTCAAAGTCATATGACTTACTTTCTGCCGTGTAATCGTTATTAGAAACAATAGAAAGAATAACAGAATATGTATCATACTTGGGCAATTGTTTGCGGAAACGGTATTGCGGCCGCGCCTCAGTAGAGCCATTATACTGGATTTCCCCAGAAGACTCTACCAATTCCCCATCATGATATAGATCAAAGCGATAAGTGTCTAGATACTCAGATTCGCCAGCCGTGAACTCTACCTCGCCATAAAAGATAGGCATAGTCTCGGTTTCACTATGAATAGCGGAAATCTCATTGGTATCGCTTGACGTAGTTTCGCCATTGAGAATTTTAACCTGCGGCGGGGTGATAGCCTTAGTAATCATTACATTAGACCACTCGGATTTCTGGCCAGAAGAATTTACTAGTCTAGCTTGAATTTTATATAGCTTACCAGCCGCCCAATGTCCAGATTTGAGTTCTCCTTTACTAATAGAAAAGCTATCTTTCGTCACTGATAATAACAAAATACCCGTGGTATTATTAATCACGTTGCTATTGGTATCTTGGGTGTTTACCTTGACTTCTATGTTAGTTATATCCGTTAAAGAAGCTGCTTGCGGCAGCGTGTAATATACAGTCAGTGCATCTTGGCTTGCCGCAAATGCGGGTTGACTCGTCCGCAAAATTGGCGCAAATAAAACTGCCATAGACGTGCCTCCTTTATCTCATTTTTATTTCCTATATACTTTAAAAAAACGATTGAATAGATTATCTAGTTTTGTCCAAAAAAAATAAGGGCGGAAATTAATCCGCCCTCAGTTTTATGAATCATTCCATGCTGTTATTGCCGCATTTAATGCAGATTTTAATGAGGTAGTTCCATTAAAATAACTAGCATAAATTGGGCCGCCCTTAGTGGCCGCCGCGGGGAGTGTGCCATGATTAGTTATAAGACTTATACATATCCGCACACCATTATACTCATCTGCCGTAATTGTATCTCCTGAAGAAACATTACTACTAATAGCCTATACCGCCGCCGTATTACCATATGCAGACGCAATCTCTTTAACCTTAGCTTTTAAAGAATTCCATCTATCCGCAGTTAGATTAGAAATAGGCAAACCCTTTGCAATAATTGTAGCGTCTTGCCTATCAGAATTGTCACCCCAGTAAAATAGTTTAATAGAATTTTTCCAAATAGCATAATACGTTGCATCAGTCGCGCCGACTGTAACATAGCCATTTACTCCATAAGTTGGGTTATCTGGAGAGGTGTCAGGATTAGCGCTCCAACCAGCTAGAGTATAATATGCTCTTTGCAAGGGTGGTGTCGCATTAGGGCCATAATCTGCAAATTGCAAAATCTCTCCAACATCTTTCTTAATAGTACGATATTGTAAATTACCGCCCCATAAACCACCATTGCCCTATAGGGTGATTGTCGCAATGGTCAACTCCCAATGGGCATATAATGTCATATCTTGAGAGACAACGTTGGTAGCTGCCCATTGATTTCCTCCTGTGGCAGACGTAAACCAACCTAACAACTTATAATTTTCTCGACTAACCGCCGCGGAGTAATCTGCAATTGATGCTTTACCTAAATATTCAACCAATTCAGGGTTTGTCACAGAAGAAGTCCATGTACCGCCATTCGCGTTATATGTTACTTTCCATTTCCTATGCGTACCAGCTAGTTTTAAATATAGAGACGTAGATCCAACACTAACATCAGTGCCAATATTCGAGGATGTGACAGAACCAAAGTCTGTACTCCATTGTTGAAAATAATATGGGCCTTCATAGTATGCTGCATAATCAGGCGCGCTAGCATAAATTGTAGAATTTTTCTTAGCATCAATATAGGTATTAGAAGAAATTGTTTTATTCGTAACAATTCCATCATAGTCCGTATATTGCACGGTATAAGAAGAAACTCCAACGCCACATCGCAAATAAACTCGCACTCCTGTATTATAGCTACCCTCCGCAACGAAAGAGATAGTTCTATCACCAGTACAGTCAATTGGCTCAATGCTACTTGCTAAAGAAACGCTTCCATTTGTGACTGTAGCGACTAAATATCTACTGCCTGATGAACTTTTCCAATAAATATTACCTGTCCATCTTTTATTAATTGCATCGCCCGTTAACACTACTTGAGTAATTTCTTGCTAAGAAGAATAATAAATAGAAAGATTACTAGAGGTAAATGTGCCATCAGTAACTTTCACAGAATACAAAATAGAAGAGAAACTATCTACTGTCAATTTACTTCTAGGCGTTGCACATAGTTTTATATACCTTGTGCCATTACTATAAATACCATTTCCGGAAATAGTTCCTTTCTCCACGTTAAAATTACTATTTGTATATTCTGTAAAATAATATGAACTACTATATCCAGGAGAGGGAGTGTAAGACTTTAATGTAGCATAAGTACTGTCACGGACATAAGCCGAGACAGAACTGGTTGAACTAGTAACACTAATAGTATTTCCACTAGTAGTGGAATTAGCATACTCCATTGTATAACTATCAATACCAGTACCCGTTCGAAAATAAATCAAATGAGTTGTATAAGTAGTCCCACTCTTTGTAGCATTTGATAAATCTATACTGCGAGCAGGCTTAATTGTGTAATTACACGAAGAAGTAAAAGTATCTGTCGATGTAAGCGAACCGTTTTCATAAATCTTTTCAGTGCATGGCCAAGAATATCCTGAAGCTAAAGTGGCAGTTACTTTTATCCAAATACTTTTACTCGCACCAGAATTCTCTGGAAGCCCTGTTATCATTGCCGGACTAGATGTATATGCATTACCATTGTTATACTGGTTTCCAGCATAATCTGATATTTTAATAGACTTAATTGTACTATCAAAAGATACCCACATTGTTGCCATTTATTTCACCCCTTATCCAAATACCGCCGTTTTGGTGGTAGAGGTGGCACCATTGATAATATCATTCCAGTTTCCTTTTACTGACTCTCCTCCAGCATTTAATTCTATTGTTGATCCTCCAATAGTTACACTACTTCCAGGCCCACCAATACGAATGGTTGTACCACATCCAATAGAATTAGTAGTAAGATTACTTACATTTAATTCGGTTAATGGCGCTGTACTACTACTTAATTTACTAGCAGGAGCTAAGCCGTCTAATTTGCTCCAGCTTAAAGTTCCCGCGTTAATTCTATCTGCATTTAATGTGCCTGCGGTAATATTATCTGCATTAACAGCTCCAGCGTAAACCCAATCTGCACTTACGCTATCCGCAATTGTTGCTGATTTTACTGTCAATGTACTACCATCTATTACATTCGCTGTAAGTTTATTAAAAATATTAGCTTCGGAAATCTTCAATACACCTCCGTCAATACTGCAGCCACCAATATTTCCACTAGTTGCAGTAATAGTACCAGCCACATTAGCATCTTTACATGTTAAATTACCGTCATAATCAACATGAAATTTATCCCCATCACCAATCTGAATAGCATAAGTACCATTACCTATATTAACAAGATTAATAGTCATATATTGACCATTATCAGCACCGCTATTCTTGCCTGTAATTTGTGCGTTTTCGCCATCAATAGTAATCTGACCCTTAGTACCAAAGGTAGCTTTACCGTCCTCTCGCAATGCAAATGTATTAACTCCGTCCTTGTATCCATATAAACCTGTCTTATCTTGTGTAGAGTCTTTACCCATTACTACACCAGAAAACTGATTTAGAGTATTTTTACTGCCTGCACCAATTTGCGGCGCCAGAATCATTCCCGCGTCTTTATCAAGAGTAATAGAGGTTCCATCCCAACTATTAATAGCTTCATTCCCATAGGGATTTAAATACATAAACACTGAATGTAGTAAATAGTCAGTTTCATTGTTCTCAAGATACATTTTTAATAATCCCGCGGAATTATTTTCACCAGTATAGTGAGAAGCGGGCATTAAATATTTTTCCCAAATACCTAGCATAGAACTTAGTGATTCTACCTTACCCTCTTCATCGCCTACTTTAAAAGCAAGAGGCAAACTATCATATTGAGGATTAACACCTGACGAAGAATACTTAATATATTGCGGCGCTTGGCATGTCACAGCTGCAAGGTCTAACTCACCAATACAAACATCAATCGGATAATAAGCATATACACTTACTCTATCTTCTGTTTTATATCTTATATCAACTTGCACTTTAACATAAAATCCGCCTAATTCTTCTGGCGTGTGGACCTCTGTCCCTGTCTTTCTAGTATAGTGACCGCCATTAGAATATCTATCAGTGCCACCATTTTCCATAGGCTTAATATTAATTTTATGATAAATACCCTGTCCCGCAGTTACAATCTCAGTATTTCTACTTTGCCATGTATAGGAAATATTAAAATCAGCTTTATCAGAACGTTGTTCAATTAAATCTCCATTACAATATACAAATGCTTTAAATGCCAGTTGCTCAGTTCCCCAAGTGCCATCTACATACCGTAAAGCTACTTTATCAGTGCGCTTAACTTCGCTATTTAAATCAATAGGTCTAATCAAGCACAAGTAAGTCGTACCGTTAGTGCCTTGATCGCCATCTTTCAAGAAGCTAATCTCTTTTTCATAGTCCGCATATGTGCCGTCAAGAGCCGTCAGCCGCACATAAACACTATTATTAACCATAGTATCATAAAACTTGGTTCTGACTTTAAAATGCAGAGAATTATCACTAGCATCTACCCAAATAGATCGCATCATTGAATTCTCTAACTCTTGTTCTGTGGTAATAAGCTGCTTATTACTATCTAACCACCGCATTGTAAACGTTAACGAATCAGCTTGTGAGGTAGCGATATTACATTTTAAAATATGCTCAATATCGTCATATTCACTAACATCATAAATATCGCCATTGGCGTCATAATGGAAAACGTCATCACCCGTATACTGTAAAATGAAATTAGGTAAATCTTCATCTTCTTCTCCAGAGCGATAGTTCGTCCAATTTAGCACTCCGACTTTTGTACTACCATCATAAACATTGCAATAAACCTTAATCCAAGGATATGCGAGATAGGGCGTTAAATCAAGAGAAGAAGACTTGGTATCACCAGTCGCAACGCGAGTTGTATCTGGCAATTCAATATACCACAGCCCACTCACTGTGACATTATCATTTTTCTTATCTTTTACTTCTAAAATCGTATCTGAGGTCAAATCTAAATATAAATCATATTGACTTATTAAATTAATCAGGGAAATTTCCTTAGATAAAATCTTGTCCTCATTATAAATTACGACTACTTTAAAATTTGTAGTGGCCGCGGGACAATCAGAACGTGATACTGTAATGGTATCAAATTGGTCTTTGTGAATCCGTCGCCAACCCACGCCCGCAATCTTCTCGTAGTTTTCATCTCCAACCAAAATGCTTGGATCTTCTGTATACCAAAAACAAGAGCAAGATGATTTACTCATCAAAGACTCACTACCTGACATCAACTTAGCTTGGAGCGTCAAACTAGGATAATTATCAGCAAACACCATACCTTGCGGCGTTGCCACTGTGAGATAGTAGGAGGCATCTGTTAAATCTTTAACATCAATCCATTCTGCTTTAAAATTGCGACAGTAGATGTTGGGCTGTGTGGAGTTACCTTGCGGATCGTAATCTGCAAATCCTTCTTGGAAAAATACTATCTTGCGGAGGCCAGTTAAATACCGCTTTGGAACAGTCAGCAAAATAGATTGCGGCGCCCAGTAGGAATTACGGTATGGGTCTCCATTAAAGACCGTAGTGTCTAGAGTATACGTAACCTCAGGAGAGTCTTCTTTCGACGTAGCGAAGGTCAACCGCAAACCATAATTGCCTGTAGTTTTAGCGTCTATAAATGTAGTCATAAACTCCGCGGAAATGCGAAATTCTGTTCCACGATTTGCATATTGTTGAAAAACTGTATCACTTGTTTCACCATCAGCCGCAAATAACACAATCTCACTTTTATGCTCAGTGCCATCATAAGCGATTAAACCCATCTCACCAGTCCAATTTTTCTCATAGATGACCGACCAATCTGGGCTAAAAGATTCTTCAATCTGGCTAGCATCATTGCCAGTGTCAATATCGCTATTATAGGTATATCCTTCTATATATTTAGTTTTAGAAAAATCTCCCAAAGGAATCTTGACTAAAACATTATCTCCAATCTTGTATTTGGTCTTACCTTGTGAAAAGGCTGACCACACTCCATCTTGATACCTTACTTTATATTCTCCTTTTGCGGCATCTACGATAGAGAATATCTCACCAGAAATGGTTTTGTCTGCTTGATATTGAGATAATTGATTATTAGCTTCATCTGATATAACTTTATATAAGCTATCAGCTAAATTACCCATATCTATTCTCCTTTCTCACGACGGGGTGGGCTTTTACACCCACCCCATTTAAATTATTTAGTATAGAAATTAATGCGCTGAGCCGAGGTTTGAACCAAGGACTCAAGAGCTTCCTTGATTTCAATTGCATCACGCACTCCGGGGAAGTCAGCATTGATGCTAACATTTTGCGCGAGTTCGGTGACTTTGCGATTAAAGTCAGTAAATTGCCCGGAATATCTAGATCCAAATAGCGCTTGGCTAGCATTAGAGGCTCCACTAATACGCGCCCGCATTTCTGCAATCATAGAGGGAGCTAACTCACGAATACTTTGGACCGCCGCAAGCATATTTTTCGTATCCTCTTGATTGAGAACGAGTTCCTTTTGATGGAGCACTGCTAAACGACCTTCTGAACCCCAGTCACCAGTATAACCACCGGTTGCAAATTTTTCAACATACCACCCCATGGCTTTGCCGGTTCGGAATGTTTTATACTTATCCGGATTACGAATCCACATACCATCATTCGTTCCGCCACCACCCAATTTAACCTTACCATAGGTTACGCCATCAATGGTGACGGTATCGACGATAGACATACCATTGTTCCAAGAAACAGTTAAATTACTGGGATAAGCCTTGGGGCTTAGATTATAGTCACTACTATTCCAACCCTCAGAACTGTTTATTCCGCTTTCGCTTCCGCCAGAACTAGACCCTCCACTCCAGCTACCCGTCGCGCCAAGTTTATTAATACTACTCACAGCCTCATTGTACTTTTGCACAGCTTGCGCAGTCTCCGCCGCAAGTTTCTGAATAGCAGTAATGGTATTATAAACCTCAGCCGTCCAAGCAGCTTGCGCCTGAGTTACATCTTGCAATTCATCAATCTTATTCCAGATTTCATCAATTGCCGCAGTCGCCTTTTGTTCCAGTTCCTCAGCGGCTTGCGCAGACTGGTTAATCTTATCAGTCAATTGGTCATAGGAAACGCCTATCTCGTTAGAAATGTTTTCAATGTTGCCTTTATATTTTATCAAGGCTTCATTCAATTTAGCAAACATACTAGCTGTAGTTTCAGTAAATGAACCCTCAATAGCTACTAAGTTAATCAATTGATCACTGTATGCGCTATTAAAGTCATCTGCATTGCCGCCCATTTCCTCTAAAATACGTTGGAAATTCTTCTGGAAATTCTGCGCGGTTTCACTAGTATCGTCGCCATATTTCTGAGCTGCTTTTTGCTGATCATCAAGTGCAATGTTACCTGCATCTTTCATATCCTTAGCTGCATCAGTTTGCTGCTTAGCTAAATCCGCATATTTCTTCTGATAATAATCCTGAATTTCGTTAATTGCGTTTTGACGCTGTTCAGCGTCTAGGGTATCATCTTCATAAATCTTGCGGATTTCCTCAGACATATCTTGCCACAAGGAAACGATTTCACCAGTAATATTCTCAGTCTGATCTTTTGCGGTATTATAATAATCTTGCATGGCCTTGAGATACTCTTGTTGCTTAGTAGCAATGTCATTACCATCGGCGGTAAATAGATAATTATAATTACCATTCGCACCGCGCACTAGCCGCACTTTACTCTTAGCATTTTGTGCTTCTTCAAGAGCGATTTGCTTAAGAGTGAGATTATACTTAGCTTCCATAATTTTCAGATCATACTCTGACAAATCATTATTAGCTTGACGCTCCGCAAATTCATCTTCAAGAGCCTTTAATGTAGCTTTAGCGTAATCGGAATTAGCCGCCGCAATAGATTGCTGGAGTTTATTATTTAATTCTTGCGTTTCCACATAGCGGTTTACACCATCAAGGAATCTGTCATCCTCATCCTTGGTGCGGTTATATCTAGCCTCTAGCTGATCGAAGCCTAAACCCTTAGTAACCTTACTCTCAAATTCATAAAAAATATCATCAAGAGTGTTAGAATAGAGATTCTTGGCGGCTTCCATCGCACTTGCGGTCGCCTCTAGCATGGCGTTTTGAGCTTCCTGATAATCCTCAAGCAATGCGTCCCTATTGGCTTTTAAAATATCGTACTCCGCAGTCCCTTGAGTAGCATTCGCCAAAGCTAGTTCGGCCTCTCGTAATTGGGTCTCAGCGCGTTCCATGTATTGCTTTTGCAATTTAGCTTGAGTAAACGAATTCTCTAAGGTAGCATTATAAGACTCACCCAGCGCCGCGTACTTCTCAGCTAAAGAGTTGTTAATTGTCTGCAAGTCTACCAAATCATTAATAGAACTTAAAACAGATTGACTATTTTCTAGCAAATCAATAAACTCATTAAACCGATCGGCCGCCGCATCAAGAGCATCAGGTAATGTATCCTTGAGAGTCTCAATGTAATCAAGCATCGCCGTGCCGCTGTCAACTAGCTCCTCCCGCAAATCAGCCAATTCATCTTGTAAGGCTTGAACATCAGTATATTGATTAGCATTACGAATCATATCTAACAAAGAATTCATCTTGGTTTCATAGTCACCAAACATAGAAATTTCATCTTCAATTCCTTGTCTATCTAATCCAGCATTGCGGAAACCGTTGTCCAATGCGTCTCCAACGGAATTATTGATTTCTTTTTGGAACTCACGCAAGGTATCTTGCATTTCTTTCCAATCGATACGAATTTGTAACGCTTCCTTTACTTTTTCAAGTTTAGCATCCTCAATCTACCGCATTGCATCTTCATATGCATTAAGTTGTTCACGGAAAGTATCAATGGAATCCTCATAATTCTCCAAGAGCTGCATCTTATCATCATACTCTTGTTGAACCATATCTTGTTGATCTTTACTTACGGAGTTAATACGACTGTTATATTCATTGGTAATTTGTTCAAGAAGTTGTGTATAATTCTTGAGTTCCATACTAGCTGTATCATATTCTACATCCAGTCCAGCCGCTCGCAATGCCTCAAGATCAGAAACTACAAATGCGGAGGCCGCTGCTTGTTTTTGTGCTTGCAGTTCAGCTACCTTATTGAGTTTCTCAATCTTTTGCGTGAGCATTTCAATCTTGTCAGTTCCATAAGCGCGATCAGCCGCGGTAGAAATATCATCAAGAAGTTCCTTCTGATATTCAATCTCGCGAGTAATTTCATGGTAACGTTCAAGAACTTCTTTTAATTCTTTTGTAGTATCGCTACCAGAACCTCCGCCAACAGTGGAATTAATAAGATTGCCCGACCGCAGGCGAGCAAGCGCCGCATCAATAGCACCAATCTGGGCACCAACTGATTTAAGTTCAGTATCTGTGCTATCAATTAAACTATTCGCTGCATCTTGGATATCTTTTAATGTACCAAGTTTATCAATTTCACTTGTCCACTTCTCAATTTGCTTGGCAACAGCATCTGCGTCTGATAATTTAGAAGTATCAAATCCTTTGACCTCAGATCCAGAATATCCAGTTTGCACATTTGCAGATGCAGGGTCAAATGTCGTATTCTTAAAATTCTTTGCGTTCTTTTCAGTAATATTGAAATAATTGGCTTTAGCTTTAGCCATCGTATTCCAATAATTAACCACATTACTAGCTAGATTATATGTCGAGGTGTCAATAGCAACATTAGAATTAACGGCATCAAGAGTCGTAGTATTTAGGGTATCTGTAGTATAATCTGCAACTGCTTTTGCGTTTTTAGTTAATGCTTGCGATTTTGCGGTATCCGCATCTACGACACCTGCGGCCTGCAAGGCGGCATCATCCGCAATAACTTGCTGCATCATTGCTTGTGCCATATATTCTGCGGCGGCCGCATCGGTTCCAGCCCGCGCTGCCTCAATTAGCAACCGTTTCTTCTCCTGCAGAGCCTTTTCTTGTACCACAAGCATTTCACGTTGGGTTTCTAGCTGAGCAATCTTAGCTTGCCGATCGGCTTCTACTTCATCCTTCTTTTGTTGAACATAAGCATCAACAACAGATTGGTTGAGTGAAATTGTGCCTTCGGTAGTAGCCTCGCAATTGCGGAGAAGCTCGCCATATCCAGAATCTATGAGAGAAACTACATCATCCGTGGTCATCTCAAGACCGTTTGCAATTTTCTCTTGCAGAGTATCGAACTCGCGACCAATATCAAACGCCTCGTCTACATCCTCACGGAGAGAAGAATTAATTTGTAGCTTTATTTCATCCGCGTTCTCTGACAATTGCTCAACAATAGCATTAACTTTCTTCTGTAGTTCCTCAACATCACCGTTACCATTTTTAATATCTAACTCTAATTCCGCTTTTTGAGTAAGTAAATTATCTCGACTATTTAATGCACCGCCTAAACCAGAGCCTAAATATTCGATACGATCATGATAGGTTTTATTCCACCCATCTAGCTGAGTTCCATACTTTTCAACAATCGCAGCGCCATCTAAATATAATCCATTAAGTGCTTCTACTAAATTCCCACCAAATGTCTCTTTGAGTTTATTATATGCTTCTTCATCAAGCTCGTTTACATCTAGATCTCCACTCGCATAAGCCAACAGCCCATTAACGTAATCTTCACTTGTTTCCTCATACATCCTCTCAATTTCTTCAAGAGTAGTCTCGTCAAACTGTTTTAATGCATTTTCACGGGCAACAAGCATTTTAATAACATTTTGGTGTAAATCTTGCGTTGAGCCATCTGCCATGGTAAAGGTATAGTAACCAGTTTTACCAGATGTTTTAGACACATCCTCCGCACCAATTAAATCCTTGTATTGGTTAGCCGCATCTTTACCACTTAGTTTAGAAGAATCATACCAATTTTCTTGATTTGCCGCGAAAAACTTGCCTAATGTATCAAGATTACTTTGAACGATACTATCTTCATCAGCCATCGTGCTAATACGTTGACCAGCAATAGTAGCAATAGTATCAGAATTCGCAGAAATTTTATCTGCCAACTCACGCAACGCAGAAGTGTTTTCTTGAAGTTCAGTAATTTGCTCTTCAGATAAACCAAGAGAAGCTAAATATTTTTCATCAAACAGGATAGAAGAACCCTTGTTCTGAATTGCGGCAATTAGTGCATCAATATTGGCCTTTTGAGCATCTGTAATAATCTCGCCAGTAGCTTGTAATACGTTTACATCTTTCGCGGCAGACGTATGAGTATCCTCACTAATGTGATAATCGGCATCATAAACCGTATCAGCCAATTGGTCTTGTAAATCTTTTTGTAAAGATTTAATTTTATCCGCAGTTACCTCGTAGGAGGCCGCATAAGCTGCATTTTGCGCTGTTTGTAACTCTTGAAGTTGCTTGTCAAGTAGTTTTTGTTTTCCAGCTTCAGAGAGAGTTAAAACTCCATTAGCATTTTCAACCTCAGATGCTAACTCAGGATAATTTTCTAATAGATTTAAAACTTCTTCATTAACACTTGCAACTGCTTCACGCCACTCTGTAGTTCCTTTTGTTGCTGCATTTAAATTCTTTTGGGCAGATTCGATTGACTCAATAGAAGATTTAATCTCATTATATTCAGATTTTACTTGCTCAAGATTATTCTTTAAAAATTCATTTTGTTTATTTAGTTCCTCTGTGCGCTCTTTTGTAGTAAGAACTAAATCTGCAATAGTTTTAATGACAGCCACTACTGCAACAATTCCTGCAAGTGCAACACCGGCAGAGCCGGCAGCGCCTAATCCCAAAATACCCCTACCAACAAGTCCTCCGGCTTCAAATATATTAGCTAAAGCCTTAAAACCAGAGATGGCCGCAGGTAATCCAGATCCCAAACCAAAAATAACTGACTGAAGTTTTTCGACAGGAGATAATGAATCATCTTGTAAGCTATTTACAACTCCAACAAATGCTGAATAAGCAAACCCCGCCTTTGTTGCAGCATCCGTTATATCTGTTAATCTATTAGCCCAATCTGGGTTAGGGGGTTCTGGGTTAATTCCTTCACCCGTTTGTCCTGCATATAAGCCTTGTAATAAAGATTGAAACTCTTCAGCACCAGCATTTCTAGCCCGATCTCGCAGCTCCTCCAAGAAAGCATTAAACCTACTTTGATCCTCGTCATCTCTTCCATCAAATTGGAAAACTTGTCTAATATAATTTAAACGATTTTGAGCATCTGCAGCTCGCTCAGCACTCTACGTCCGCAATCGATCTATAATTTCTTGCCGGAGTTCCGCATCAGATTGCTCTTCTTTGACACCTTCATAACCATCATCTATGCCAAGAGAATCCCATATTGATAATAACTCTTCTCGACTATATGAATTTTCTTTATTTCGCAAGTTTGAAACCATACGACCCATTGATGCCGTTTCTCGTATTTGAGTTGCATATTGCCTTAATAGGTTTCGTGAATCTTGGCTATGAAAATTTCTAAATTCAGCCGCGGCTGCTATCTCAATGTCTCTGTCCGTTAGTTGAGGAATGCTTCCGTTTGCTCTTGATCTTCTTTCACGCTCTAATCTTGCCGCCGAAAGTCTGTACTGTCTGGGATCAAAATCTTCTCGTTCAACAATATTATCCGCAATAGTGTCAGCATAATTTTCTGCTGTCTATTTTGCAGCTATTGCTACTCGATTTTGCTCAAGAGCCAATTTTTGCGTATTTTCAACAAGAGCGATTTGTAAATCAAGAGAACGTTTTTGGTCATCAGTTAATTTATCGTAAATACTATCAATTTTAGTTTGGAATCCAATTATATCTTGAGTGATTTTAGTTTGAACTTTTATATTAGTATCGCCGTAAACACTACCCTTCAATGCATCTCCGGCGGCGCCTTTTAGGGATACGGCCTCTCTCCGCTGTTTTTGTCCGCCACCAACTAAATAAGATAATTGATAAGCAGTTTCGCGCAAACCATTACGGAAACGCTCTCCAAATTGTTTTTGTAAAACAACAGCCAATCCTAATAAGACGCCCTTAAGTCCGCCTACAGAATCAACAGCATTCTCAATTATTTTTAAGAAATCTGCAAATCCATTAGTTATATCAATCCAAAATTCATCGTTAATTAATGAATCATAAATACCCTCAGCCGATGCTTTAACATTCTTGCGGGCGGCCTCCCAAGACTCAGCAAAAATATCAGCCTGATTTTGCAATTCACCAGTAGCGTTTTTTGCCGTTTCCAGGTTTTCCTTCATAAAATCCCAGTTGTCCATCAAAGCGATGAACTGCGTGTATTGCCTAACTCCGCCGACCGCCTGGGCTAGAGCTACCTGCTCGTCTTTATTTAGAGTTTGCCACTTATTGCCAACATCATCTAAGATGGCATCCATATCACGAAGTTCACCATTAGAATCCTTAATAGAAACCTCAACAGCGTCAAGAGCCTGAGAGTATTTACCTAGAGTTGTACCATCATCAAGAGTCTTGCCAAGTTCGAGGTCCTGAATACGACTAAATAGGGTTTTAAAAGCGGTACCAACAACATCCGCAGATTGACGCGTGGTAGCAGTAACAGTCGCAAGTGCGGCCGTCGCATACTCGTAGCTTAAGCCAACCGTCTCAGCCGTCGCCGCAAACTTATTTAATCCAGTTGCGATTTCCTGTGAACTTGAAGCAGTCGCCGCGCCCAATGCCACAATAACATCCGCAAAATACTCTAGATTTTCAGAACCTTTAGCAAAGTTATTCCAAATAGCAGTTAAATATTCAGAAGAAGTGGTTAAACTTTCTCTTGACACATTTGCGAACTTTGCTGTTACATCAGTTCTAGCTTTAACGCTCTTATCATCCAGACCCTGTTGATAGTAGATTAGCGACGCGTCCGTATATTTAGTTGTAGTAGTATTAAGCTCCTTAGCCGCTCGATTAGCCTGCTTAGCAAACTACGCCATTTCTTCAGTGCTTTTGCCTGTAACAATACGGATATTATTTAAAGACTCATTTAAATCTTCTGCATATCTAACCGCATCTCCAAAAGCTGTAGTAATGCCTGTTAAAAGTCCAGAAGTAACCTACCAACGAAGAGTATTCTTCATTGTTACCCACAACTTATCTAATAACTCATTACTGCGACGCAAAGGCATTTCAGCTTGCCCAATTGCCCTAGCCAAAGAAGCAAACGCTTCTTGCCCCGCGGGTCCAATTTGTACTAAATTAGTTCTTAATGTTTGTAAATCAGTCTTACCTAATGCTAATGCCTTAGAGAATGCAGACAAATCTAGTTTACCCGTATCCACATTTATTGATTTATTTAAATATGAATTTAATTCAAGAGCAGCTTTGCTAGCCTACTGAATCTATGTGGTTAGCGTACCAGCTGGTGTGTTTTTACCAATAGCAATATTGTTTAATTGACTCTCTAATTGCTTTAACGCGCTACTCAACTTACTAGTGTCCGCATTAAAGCCAATTACATAATCAATTCTTTTACTAGCCATATTAATCTCCTTTCGCTCATATAATAACAAAAAGGCTCTGAGATAGTCTTACCTCAGAGCCTTAAACTATTCTCTATTTATTTTGAAAAATCAATAAATAGGATTATTCAGTTTTGTCCATAAATTCTCTAATTGCGCTTAATTCTTCAATGCCTTCCTTGTTTTTAATCTTTTCCATAATCGCATCAAGCTGATTACCCAAATCAGTAGCATTGGTATTCATTGCCGCCATAGTCCCTGCAAAAGAGGCATTATAACGCTCAATGTTACCAATAGTCTCATCAAGAGTCAAAGAAATATCAATCCATTCATGTCTATCATAGGATTCGACCACACCCTGAATTGCCTTCAACAGACCAGAGTGAATAATCTCATCAGCCAGCTTACCAGGATCCACAAAGTCCTCATCATCAATCTCAATATCAGTAAAATACTTGATATAAGCAATAGTCTCAAACACAGAAGTGATAACAGGACTAAATGTGCCGTGGTCAGGATTCATCGCATGGCCAACTACAAACTGAATAAACTCAATCTTTGCGGCGGTAGGTAGCCAATTCCGCACAGAGATTGTTTCACCGTTAAATGTGACCTCGCCGCACGCAGGCTCAACCGCAATATTAAAATCTTTAAAGTTCATAAAGAACCTCCTTTTACTCTTTTATATTTATATTATAACATATTTTTTAGAATTTGTCAAATTAAAACACTTGAACTCCCGGTACGCCATACTTCTTCGTAGCTATATCTACAAAAATCTATGGTTTAATATAAGCAATTAACTGCAAATCAGCTAACTCGCCCCAAACCGTATTACTACGTTGAAATCCATGTGCATAATTAGGATAATCAGGATCACCAATATATGTATTAGCAATGCCCGTTCTACCGCTATCTCCTTTAGAAAACGAAACTCTAATGGCTGAATCTATGCCGCCAGATTTTTTAATATTAAATGAACTTTGAACAGCTTTAATAATATCATACATAGAATACAATCTGCCATTAACTAGCATGAAATTACTAACATTCAGCTCTTGTTGATCGCTAGTGCGGTTACCCATACCAGCTAACCATTCATTAAAAAATCTTGATGCAATACCTTGTCGTACTGCTAAACCCTATGTTGTAGCTTTCGTCCAATCATGCGTTAAAACGTTAGCCGCATACTGTTTCATTTCTGGAGATAATCTATTTAAATAATCAAGAACTGAGCCACTTTCTTGAATTTTAATTTCTTTTTTACTCAATCCCTCTTTAGTTTTTCCTGTGAGACTGGGATAATTTTTAACTGATGCTGCAATCTTCATCTCAAACTTTAATTTTTTCTTATCTACATTAGAGGTAATAGACAATAATGGGGTTATAATATCTGGTTTAATTGTGCCCCCATCTTCTGATTGTAAACTACCTGTGATTAAACTTTTTCCATTTTTTACAATACTTAAATTTTTATAAACCTAGTTGTCTACAAAATTTTCAATATCATTCAATCCTACGAACTCACCAATAGCACCAAAAATGGTGCTTAGTTGTAAATGAAGAAGCTTGGCTAACTTCATAGTAGCCATCTTACCAGACATTCCTTTGCCCGTCAGCTCAGAATAACGACTACTTAAAACATTTAACGATGAACAAACTTGTTTTAATAACTTAATTTCTTCTGTCGCGAGTGGAATTGTATCTGGAACATTAACTTTATCTTTACCCCATTGACTTGCAATTGTTATATATGCCGTCTTTAAATTAGGTGTTTTTTGAATAGATGTTAATGTCTAATCCAAAAGAGTTGTAAAAGCACTTAGATTATATAAATCAGTTTTAGCATTTTCTATTTCAGTTGATACAGAACTCCGCATCCCAGCAAGAGAATTCATGAGCTGACCTTGACTAGATGTCCATGCGGAAGTAATTATATCTGACATATTGGCATACATTTCTTCAACATCTTCTTTTGCGGCAATGCCTCCCTGCGTACGTAAACCAGCTCCCGCAAGACCTTGTGCCATACTTAAAAACCGACCGGTGCCGCCAGAGGCCGTTTCTATAGCTGCATTAACAAATCCGCCAGTATAACTTTCAATATAATCTTTATAGTGCTTAGGTGTATAAATAATATAACCCCGCTTATTGCTATAATACCTATAATCTCTTGATATTTGTTTTGCCATACTCTACTCCTTTCTCTCTCTTGATAAAAGAAAAAAGGGAAGGATTGCTCCTTCCCTTAAAATCTTAATTAACCAACCGCGCAAGCCTCACGGATCTCTTCCGCACTCAGGGACTCCTCATCAATCACTTGAATCAGGCCCAGAACCTTCTTAGTTTTGTTAAACTTAGTGTAGGCAGGGAAGCAGTCGACAGTAAAGTCAAACGTAGCCGGGTCTCCGCTGTTGCTAAACGTCAGGTTAAAGTTGGATTGAACCTTGCCGTTAGGAATAATCATCTCGGCAGGCATATCCACACCATCAGACTCACGACGGAACAGGGTCTCGCCCTCAATATAGAAGTTACCAGCAAACTTATCAGCGGTAATTTCAGCTTGGAAGCCAGCCTTCTTGGCGACATAATAATCAACCAGAACAACGGCACCAACAGGCAACTCTGTGGT